CGCCGCCGATCAGAGCACAGAGCCACCCGGCCCAATACTCCGTGATAAACTGCCACATCGGTCTCACCCCTCCTCGTCATCTTCCCACGCCTGCTGGATGCGCTGTCCGTTGTGACACACCGCATCCAGAACGGCATCTGCTTGGATATTGGATGCCAGCAGGGCCTTGTCTTGGGTATTCATGTTGTAGTACCCCGTGAACACCTCACCGTCTGCCAGAGGCGCTGCTACGGTGATGCGGTCGATCTTGTGCTCTTCCAGTGTAGCTAGAACCTCCGAGAGCCAGGGTGCGTATGGCGCATCTGAAATCAGACAACTTGTCATCGGTCTCACACCTCCATTACCGGAATACCGTATTCCTCGGCGCACTGCCGCTCAATGCGGCAGCCGCGTGCGTACTCCCAGCCCGGGGCGAAAACCGCCACGTCAGCCTTAGCCAGAAACTCGATGCTGCGTGCCAGATAATCCAGCGGCTTCGCATCGGGGCCAAAGTCCTCAAAGAACGTTTCCAGAGGAACCGCATCGTCACCAAACACGGCTTTTGCCTTCCCGATCACTGCGGCACGCTCCTGCAGCACCTGCTCGTCCGATAGGCCGTTCATAGGCTGGCTGATAAAAAGCCTCTTGCTCATCACTTATGCTCCTCTCACTTTTGTCAGCCCGGCCCGCTGGATGATGCCCGCGTAGTCTTTGTAGGCCACGCTGAGGTCTGCACCCTTGGCGATGCCGGGGATCTTGCCGCTACTGGTGTACTGCCACATGCCGAAGGCCCAGCCGGGAGCGGGCTTCTCGGCGCGGTAGGCCGCCAGCCATACGTCGTAGGGCTTGAGGGCCGTGCCGCCCATGTAAAGGTTGTTCTGCCCGAAGTACAGGCCGGTGTAGAGCATGGCGTACACGCCCCAGCTCTCCACCACGCTCAGGCAGTGGGCCACAATGTCGGTCAGGGCAGACTTGCTCAAGGCCTCCTGCAGCTTGTCCTCAATGTCCACAGCCACCGGCAGCTGGAACGTTCTGCCGCCCAGCGCCTGCTTGAACAGGGCCAGCTCCCTGTCGGCCTGTGCCTTGGTGGTGGCCTTGAAGTAGCCATACACGCCCACCGGGATGTCCAGGCGCTGGCACTCGGCGTAGTTGCGGGCGAAATAGGGGTCGATGTAGGGCTTGCTGGGTTTGCCCTCTTTGCTGTTGCCCATGGCCCGGATCATCACGCCGGAAACAAGGCCGCTTGCCTTGACCTTGTCCCAGTCAATGCGGCCCTGCCAGCGGGAAACGTCAAGTATGGTTCTGGACATTGCTCTGCACCTCCTTTGCAGTATTCAAAGTGCCTCCCACATAAACTCGCCAACTCGTACCGGTGTCATCATTGGGCCAAATCGTGACATGCTTTCCACTGCAGATTGGCCATGCATGGAAATGTCGAATCCCATATGCTGTGCAGGGATGATGCGGTAGCTCGTCCATGGTCATGGTATGCACATGGTAATGCTGCGGGTCTTTCTGATACTCAGCTCTCTGTAGGGCAACAGCTTCCTGCACGATCTTGTTAAGCCCTGCCTGGTCATACTCCATTTTGAAAGTTCCGCTCTCGAGCAGCTCGTCCAATGTGCCCTCCAGGGTCGTGTCACCCAGTGTGATGCGCACCTTCAGGTCATCCATTGCTCTGCGCCTCCTTACTGTGTGATTTCCTCAAACTCGCTCTTGACGAGAATCGCCTTGACCTTCTCCTTCAGCAAGCGGGGGCAGCGCTCATACAGAGCCTTTGCCTCCTCCATAGTCTCAGCAGACATAATTTCCTGTGCCCATAACATAGCCATCATAAGTACCATCCTTTCGATTTTTTGTGTGATTTTACGCATAGACAGTCTCGCTCATTTCCAGCAAGCACTGCTTCAGCATTTCGTTTTCGTTTTTCAGCGCTTCCAGCGTCTCCGGCAGCTTGTCCAGCGCCTCCTGCCGCTGCTGGGCTTCCCTATGGGCCTTTTCCTGTGCAGCCAGCTCTTCGGCGGTCGGTGGCTGAGGAACTTCCCCGTATTCATACACCTCATACTCCGCCCCGCATAGCCGGATGCCCCAGTAAGCTTCTCCGGGCTGTGCATTTTGGTTGTGTGCGTTCACAGCAGCCTCGATCGCGCTGTAATCTGCCGGGGTGCCGTCGGTCTCGGTCGGCATCGTGTACCCGGGGCGGATCGTTGTTTCTTCCATTTTGAAATCTCCTCTCTGGGTGCTCAGTCAATATAATTAAATTCCGCGCCCCAGAATGTAACCGTTCTCACCAGCGTGTTCAGCGGCAGCACGATGCAGGGGCGCAGACCGTGCGAGTCCTCTCTGTAGCCTGCATTGCAGAAACTTCCGTCCGCATAAAACGCGTACATATAGTTGCCGTTGTGGGTTCGTTTGGAGCGTGTCCAGTATTCGTCGCCTGCTTTTCGCTTGTCGGTGGCAGCAGTTGTATAGTCGAAGTAGTCCAGCTTTGCACCCTCCTGCGCCATCAGGCCATCTATGCCCTGCCAGGTGTAAATACCCATCTCGACCGCGGAAAGCAGAAAGCACTTTCTCGAAAGGCCGTTTGAGCCGGAGGAAACATTGGCCGAACTGTAATCCGACTGCTTCACGTAGGGCAGATGCACGGTCATCAGGCGGTTTGCCACACTGGACTTGATATTTCCGCCCGGGTAGTTGACGCACCAGTTGTCCAGTGCCCATCCTTCGTAGCCGTAGATGTAATTGTTACTGATGGAAGTGGATGCCGCAATGTCTGTTCTCCAGAGCCATGCACCGTTGGCCGTGCTGTCGTACAACCCGCCGCCCGGAACGCCCTTATGGATCAGCTTATACCAGTAGGTCTTGTTGCCGCTTGGGTCTGAGATGCCAAATTCAGTCCCCAATGCAAAGGAACTGATGGGATTGCCGCCGTCATAGAACTTCTTGGCTACGCCGTCCACGCCGATATAGCCCTTGTGCACCTGCCTTGCGGTACCGCCCACGCCGATGTAGATCTTGGAGACCGATTTGGCACTTCCGCCGATTCCGGTATAAATCGCCATGTTCTCTCCTCCTTATACGTACACCAGCAGGATAGAGCCGGTTGCAAGGCTGCTTCCCGCACCGGGGTCACTGGTTTGGGATGTGATGTTGGTGACCCCGAGCCAGCTTTTCAGCACATCCTTGGAAACATCTTTGATCTTCGTACCGTCATCCGTATAACCGGCAATGTGCGTCAGATTCGACGTATTAAGGCCGTCGCCCGCATAGCCGACTTGGATTGTTCTGGATGAACTATTATAGTCGGTTATGCCGGTTGTTTTTGTGGAGGTCTCTGCATTACCATCCAGCGAACCAATGAATTTTTTGGCCCTGACATTTGCAAAAGCGCCGCTTCCTCGACCGTCATTAAACCGATACTCATCAATGGTGTTGTCTCGGTATCCCCAGTAGACTGTGTTGTTTTCTGGAATGCCAACAAAATTCACTTCATTCTTGTTCTCGAACTCCAATTTCGAGTGGTTATGCGCACTCGGTGGAAACGTCTCCGGCTTATCCGTCACGGAATTCCAGTCGGTCTTGATGCTCTTGAACTTGTCGCCCACGGTCTTTGCGTCTGCCGGTGCATCGGGCACGGACAGGGTCTTATCCGTGCCTGCCCGTGTCCCGGCAAGCGCTGCGGCATCCTCTGCGGCCTTCTGCGCCTTTTCTGCTGCCTGACGGCTGGTGGATGCCTCACCCGCACTGGTGGATGCATCCCCGGCCTTGGTGGCGGCGGTGGACGCGCTCCCCGCAGCGGCGGTGGCCTGCTGGGCGGCAGTGTTTGCCGCAGCGGTGGCCGTCCTGGTGGAGGCCGCCACGTCGTTCAAGGCTGTGGTGCGGGCCCGTGTGATGTCCTGCAAGGCGGTGGTGTGCTCCGTCTCCGTGTCCTGCAGGGCCCGCTTGGCGGCGGTCTCACTGGTCTTGGCGTTCTTCTCGCTGGCGGCGGACTTGGTCTCGCTGCTCTTGGCTGCGTCAGCGCTGGCTTTGGCGTTTGTCTCACTCGTCTTTGCCGCATTCTCACTGGCCTTGGCATTGGTCTCCGACGTTTTTGCGTTGGTCTCGCTGGTCTTGGCTCTTACCGCACTCGCTTCGGCCTCCTTGGCCTTTGTGGTGCAGGTGGCCACACTTGAATCCATGCTGTCAGCACTTGCCTTCGCCTTGTCCGCGCTGGCTTTCGCGTTGGTTTCGGATGTTTTTGCGTTTGTCTCGCTGGTCTTGGCCGCGTTCATGCTCTCCAGCGCCTGCTTGGCGTACTTCGTCACCTCGGCCACGAACTGTTCATAGATGCTCGGCGTAATGTTCTCGGTGGTCGTGTCGGTGTCGATGGTGTCATAGCAGGTGTACTTGCCGGGCTTGGTCATGGCAATGTAGCCGCTGTCGTTGATGGCCAGCAGCATCCAGGTGCCCTCTTTTTCCAGTGTCCACCGCCGGTCTACCAGTGCGCTGTTGTTCTCGTCCAGGATCTGCGGGTCCGGCAGGGTGCCGCTCAGCCGCTTCACATGCAGCGAGATGGTGCACGCCTTCCACTCCTCCGGCACTTCAAAGTGCAGCCGGTCCACCTTGGCGCTCCGCACACCGCCCAGATACAGCGTCTCAATGTTTGCCCGGAACGTCGAACCGTTGTCCTGCAGCTTTCTGATCTTGATATCCAGTTGGCTCACAGTTTCACTCCCTTCCTGCCCCTATCCTATCACGCCCCGCCGGGTGCAACTACCCCGGACATACAAAAAAAAGGGAGACCGTTCGGGGTGAACGGTCTCCCTTTCTTCTAAGCAGGGCTCCCCCAAAAAGAGCAGCAACGTGAACTTGGCTCCCCTACTAGGGGAGCTGTCACGCAAAGCGTGACTGAGAGGTTCACCTCACCCCTGCCCACTCATCCTTGCTGTTTTTTGCCTGTTCCTCCTTCTTTGCCGCGTCCTTCACCCACTGGGCAAAGTTCTTTTCCTCATACATAGCCGTCCCGTCCTCTTTGGTCAGGCTCGTCAGCAGCTTCTCCAGCTTCTCCCGGTCGTGGTCGTTGCCCGCCAGATACTCTTCCTTCACCGCCGCCGTGATCTTCGTCTTGATGCTGCCGTCCTCCTTGCCCGCCGTCCGCAGCCGCCGGATCTCATCCTGCACGTCGCTGGTCCTGCCGGTGTCCACCGCTTCAGTCAGGTCATCGTACACGCTGCCCTCGGTGCCGCCCTTGTACAGCTCCTCGGCCTTGCTTTCAATGGCTTCGGTCACAAGGTCGATCACCCATGTCCGCTTTTCCGCGTCAGCTTTCACACCCTCCCGGATGCCCAGGGTCTCGTACATTTCCCGCACAAGCTGCTTTGTCAGCTCCTGGCGCTGGCTGTCTTTTCCCTCGTTCCGGGCCTGTGCAGCCTGCTCCACCTCCGGGCTGTATTTCTTCAGCCGGTTCTTCAGCTGGCTGGCAATGGTCTTTTCGTCCTTGCCCATGGCTTCCAGCTTCGCCATAGCACCGCTGGCGTTGTCCGTGTCCCCCTCGGCAATGGCGTTGTACAGCCGGTCATACTGCCCGGTGGCGCTCGTCGGGGTCGAGCTGAACGAAAAGCCGCTTCCGCTTGCAATGCCTCGTGCATCTTCCACATAGGCATCAAAGGCATCCAGCATTTTCCGGGCGTTCCCCATAGGCACACCCGCAATTTCAAACCCGTACTGCATCAGGTTAACGCCTGCCTTTCGCAGTTTCTGGTGATACGCTTCCAGCTGTTCCTCCGTCATGTCACCGGTGTCCTGCCGGACAAGGCTGGAAAACTTCGTTACTGCTGCAAAAAGATCATTCACAGCGCTGATGTTGGTTGCACTCACCACATCGTAATCCGTACCGTTCACTGCATTTCCCACAGCGCTGTACAGCTCGCTGCCATACAGGAAGTTGCCCGCAAAGCTTTCCGTGTACAGATTCAGGAATCGCTTACTCACGCTGGCTGCGGTCACATCTCCGTTCTCGTCCTGCTCTCTGTCCCACCGGTGCAGCAGGAAGTCCGCACCGATCTTCATCAGTGCAAACACAGCAGTCTGGGTGATCTGGCTCACAATGGCCCGGTTCAGGTTCTTTCCGGCCCGCTTCACTTCTTCTGCCGTCTCGCTGCTGTGTGCAGCCTTGTCCCGTGCCTTCTGGGCGTTGTAGTCCATCACCGCATCGGCCATAATGCCGTAGTTCTGGAAACGCTGGGTCGTGAACATGGTCAGGGTCTTGGTCATTTGATCCGGATTTCGCTGGATTCCCGCCCGCTGCATGGTGGTGTAGTTGGGCTGGGTCTCCTCAATGACCCGCTGATACATCTTGTTCACGGCTTCCCAGTAGGCTTCGCTTCCTTTCGTGGCTGCACCCTCTGCAAACTCATTGGTATGGTGCTCCACATACCGCTTGGAGCCTTCCCACAGTGCCGCCACCGTGATCTCGTCCATGCTGTTGATCCAGCCGGTCACCCACTTTGGCAGCTTGTCCATGGCCTTTTCTGCCGCGCCCTGGCTCACGCCAATGCTGGCAAGCTCACCGCGCTGGCTTCCCCGCAGTCGGTATCGCAGCAGCACATCCCCATGCTGGGCAATTTCCTGTTCCAGCGCTGCCCGCTGCTTGCCGGAGAGGTTCTTCACAAACGGCACCACCGCCGCCATGGTATCCGCACCCAGTACCGCGCCCGCCGTTGGCAGAGATGCTGCCTGGGCAATGGCCACGCCCGGGTTCAGCGTCAGGATCGCGCCCGCATAGTTGCCGCGCAACCTGTCCAGCACTTTGGTCATTGTGGTCGAGCGCTTTCTTTGCGTGGTCTGCAGGTCGGTCAGCAGGTCATCGATGTAGTTCGTCGCGCTCTGGCCCCACTGCTCTTTCAGGATACCATTTTTCAGCATCTTGATGCCGTCCTCGGTCTCAATGCTACTGTTCAGCACCTTCTGCACATCCCGGATGGGTGCCGCCAGTCCGGCGTAGGCTGCCGTGTCCCGCAGGCTCCGCTGCACCACGCTGCTGCACTCCTCCAGCAGGATGGGCATCTGGCTCTTGACACGGTTCTTCAGGAAGCCCCGGCCCTCAATGGTGGCATCCAGTTTCACGCCCTCGATCTGGGTCGCCAGCGCCGTCTTGTCCACCGCAATGGGGTAATAGTTTTTCACGGTGGCCCGCTGGTAACCCAGCAGCTTCATGCTTGTCTCGTTGATCAGGTTCGTGGTGTAGCTGCCGAAGAAATTCTTCATGTCCTCGCACCAGGCCCGGTCGTAGTCGGTCATGGCCTTCTCCACGGCCTGGATCACGGTGTCGGCCATGGGGTTTCCCGCGCTGTCCTTCAGCATCCCGATCTTCACGGTCTGGCCTTTCTGGTAAGCCTTCTCAATGTCGCCCCTGTTGTACTCCTCCGCATCCGGGATCGTCAGGCCACCGTTCAGCAGGTGCTCCCGGCTGTCGGCGTTCTGCAGGTGCATGTACAGGCTGCACAGCTGGGCGTGGGTCAACGGTGCAGCCCGACCCTTGCTGTCCTTCAGGCCAATGTCCACCAGCTCCGCGCCCGGACCGGCGAATTTTTCCATCTGTCTCAGGTTCGCCTTGCCCGTCACATTGTCAAAGAGCTTCGTTCCCTCCACAGTGATCCGGGTCTGTTCCCGCTGGCCGTCATTCAGCATGGTGCCCAGCTTCTCCATCTGGCTGTTCTTTGCGTAGCCGCCCAGCATCCGGAACACACGGCCAGCCCCCAGCATGTCCAGGTTGTACCTGGTCAGGGCGCTCCGCAGCTTTCCATCGTTGCCCTTGCTCTGGCGCACCTCTGCAGCCGCCTCGTTGGCGATCTTGTCCACCGCTTCGGCTTTCTGCAAGCTCAGGGTCTTGTTTGCCGTCCGGATTACATGCAGTGTGCTGGTGGTAATGGCTTTCAGCATCCGCATCTGGTCCACCGTCATGGGCAGATAGGTGCGGTTCTCGGTCTCCCGGATCCGCTTTCTCAGCCGGTCACGCAGCATCTCGGCCTTTTCGCTGTCCGGCAGTGCCTCGGCCTCTGTCAGCTGCTGGTTCAGCCGGTCAAGCTGGGCCTGCTTGCTGGCATTCAGGTCAGCCTGCAGCGCGTCGATGAGCTCCGGCACCTTGCTCAGCTTCCAGTCCTCGCTGATGCCGTTGGAGCTGTTCTCGGCTCCCATCGACTGCATGATGCTGGTGCGCAGGGCCGTCAGCCTGGCCACGGCGTGGTCGTTCAGCAGGGTCATATCCGCCAGCTTTGCCACCTCTGCCGCCTGCTGGATCAGGTGGGGCTGCACATACCGGTCCTTGCTGGGCCGCAGGATCATCTGGTTCAGCTGGGCAGCATTGGCCCGGATGCCCCGCCGCAGCTCGTCCTTCTGCCGGCCGTCCCGAGCTTTCTGTACCCGCTTCTCAGCCAGCTTCTTTGCAATGGCAATGTCCTCGTCCCGCTGCTGCTGAGCTGCAGTGATGGCGATTGCGTTTCGCTCCGCCTGCTTTTCCTGCCACTCCTGAGCTTTGCGCTGGTTTTCCTGCTCCCATTCCAGCAGTTCGTTTTCCTGATGGATCAGCTGCCACTCAGCTCTGTCAGCCCGGCGCTGTTCTCCTGCCACCTGGTGCGAAAGGTTCCAGTTCTCCCGCTTCAACTGTTTGTTTTCCAGCCGGATCTCGTCCAGCATCTGCTGGCGTTCTTCCTTCAGTCGCTTCTTTTCGGCCTTCCACTCCCGTTCGTAGGCTTCCTTCAGCACGTCCAGCTTTTCGGCCATGTCGCCGTAGTTGGTGATGTCCAGCCCCAGCGTATCCAGATTCTGATCCAGCAGCTTTTCTGCTTTTTCATTCCGCTTCTGCTGCTCTGTCCACTGCCGCAGTGCTTCATCTCGGCTTCCGTTCCGGCTGTTCTCATACATCCTCCGGTTGAACTCCCGGTTCTGCTCCTTCTGCACCTTCCGCAGATCCTTCAGCGCCTGCTCCGCGTTCTCCTCGCCCACGGCAGCAGCCACAGCCTGGCGCTGCCAGCGCTGGAACCCATCAAAGATGGCCTGTGCATCGGTCATCTCCGGCACGTTCAGGATATCACCCAGCATCCGGTCGGCCAGCTCCACTTTGGCATCCTCGTACTCGGCAGCATCTGCAAAGCGGCTCATCATCCTGGGCTTGATGGCATCGTGCACGTTCATCAGCACATCCAGCCACTCGGTGCTCTCCATGCTGGCCGCGCCGTCCACGCCTGCCTCCTGGGCCGCGCCCCGGAACAAGGCCGCTGCCCCTTCCTTGGTGCCGCCCATGGCCCGGGTGTCGTTGACGATGGATTCATACACTTCCGCCGGGTTGCCGTCCCGCACGCCTTCTGCCTGCCGCAGCTTCACGCCGTGCTTCCGGGCCTCCGCCACCGCTTCGCTCCACGTCCCGTACCGCTTCACCAGCTCCGCCTTGGCCGGGCCGTCCTTGTTCACCGTGTAGCTCAGGTCGTGGTATTCCGGGTACTCGTCCCACAGCTCGGTATTCCGGTAGGTGGCCCCACTCAGAATCTCATCCGCAATGGTCTCAGACAGCGCGCTGGCCTTGCTCATGCTGGCCCCGTCCGCCGTCATGTACTCCACCAGCGCCCGGGTCTCTCCGGCAATCTTCGTCCGGTCGGCCCTGCTGCCGTTGGCCTTTGTCCACCGCACCGCCAGCCCGTCAATGGAATCCTGGCTGATCCGCACACCGTGGGTCACACCCATCATCTGGGCCAGCGTCTCCATCGCCGCGCTGTTGTCCGCAATGGCCCGGCTTGCCTGCCGCTGGGTGTTCTTCCGCGCGTCCCGTTCCGCCTGTTCGGCCAGCTGGAAACGGACGTTCGGCACCTTGTTCAGCAGGGCCGTGCGCTGGGCATCGTCCCCGGCTTTGTAGAGCTTCACGTCAATGCCGGTCTCTTTCAGGCTGTCGATCAGGGTGCTGCTGGTGTTGTCGGGCAGAATCGCCGCCCGCACCTCATCAAAGCCCACGGCCCGCTGGGGCTTCGCTTCAAAGTACCCGGTGGGAATAGCAGCCACGTTCTTGTACAGGTTCAGGATCATCTGGGCCGTGTCCTTGCCAATGGTATACCCCTCTTTTGCAAAGGCCTTTCCAATGGCTGCCGCCGTCTGTTTTCCCTGTGCGGCCTGCATCAGGATGCCGCCCAGGATTTCCCGCTCTTCAAAGCTGTTGTCTGCATGGGGCGTAGTCTCTCTCCGCAGCTTGTCAAGGATATCGCTGATCTGGTCATCTGCCTTTTCCAGCAGCGCCTTGTACTCTTCTTCCGGCATCTGCTGCAAGCGGCCTTTGTCCGCCCGCACTTCGTCCAGGTTCTGGTACTCCGCCGTGGCCGTGCTCATCAGGGTGCGGGCCGAAAGGCCCCATGTATCCTGCCCTCGTGCATTCTGAGCATTCATAGCAGCCACAAGGTTTTCCAGCGTGTAGCTGTTGTGCAGCTGGGCAAAACTGCGCTTTATCCCTGCCGGAGTAAAACGGTCTTTTCCGTTTCGGATTCCCTTCTGTCCTAGAACATTTCCCAACTGGTCATACACCCAGTTCTTCACATCTTCTGCCGGAGCTTCCTGCCGGATAGCCTCCCTGGTCGCTTCCACATCCATCGCCTGCTTTCCGGCATTGGTATCGGTCAGCATTTTGTAGGCGTGCTCCAGCATCCCATACAGTCGTCCACGGTTGTCATTCCTCATCTTGTCAATGCGCATTTGCCAACGCCGGTTCTGGCCCTCCAGCTGTCCGTGAGTATACTTTTCTTCCAGTGCGTCCGCCGCTTTATCTGCCAGCTGATCCAGCTGGTCAAAGTCACCACCCTCGAATGCAGCTTTGATTTCATCCGCGCCAATGTGTTCGATCACCTTTTCCAGGGTATCATTGCCCAGGCTGTCGAACTGGTCCCGTTCTGTCTTATACGCCGGCTCCACAGTCTTACCTTTCGCTTCCAGATAGGCCAGCTGCACTGCCGTGTTTTCCTCCAGGCGCTGGGCAAGCTCTGCCCGGTCGGAGCTGCTCGTCTCTTCAATTCCAAGGCGCTGTAACGCAGCGCTGTTCGCAAATTTTCCTTCAAACGCATCTTTGCTTGCCGAATCCACCTTGCTTTCAAAGTCCCGCATCGCATCGTAATTCACTTCAAACTCCACATTGGGCCGGGTGGGTGTCCAGGCATCCGAACCATAGATACGGTTTGCCCGGTTCACCATGGGGTCAATGGTATCGGAGTTGAACACCAGCGAGATGGGGCCATACTTGGTGTGACCTTCCTGGGCTTTCACAACCGCAATAGACGGCGAGGGCATCCCGCCCAGCTCCAGCGCTTCCTGCAGGTTTTCGGCGGTCAGGTTGTGCACGGCCACAAGGTCTTTGTTCTTGTCCACCTCCACCGGAGCACTCAGCTGGAACCGCACCGATTTCTTCACAGGTTCGCTGTTTCCCTTGCTTTCGGCATTTTCTTGTGCTATACTGTTTTTAGAAAGCAGCTTAGGGGCTTCATCGCCCTGCTCGGTTTTGAGTACCGTGGTAAGGCTGCTTTCTTTTTTTGTTATTTTCCCATTCTCAATGGTCAGCAGGCTACCATCAGAACCACATACCTCATGGACATAGAATTTGCTCGCCGCATTCGGAACAGTATACTCATTTACAATAACAGCCTCATAGATTTTGATACCGTCCACCACAACCGGAGCCACAAAGGTATGAGTGTTGTACCCCCGTCCTTTCCAGTTTTCCACGAAACCAATTTGTTCACCGTACCGGATTACGTTGGGAATGGCCGCTGCAGCGATCTGCTTCACCGGGCCGTTTCCATGCTGCACGGTTGCCTTGGCTCCCTTGCGGGTCAGTTCCACCACACCAAATCCATCACGCTCTACTTTTCCGCCAATGGATTCAAAGAATCGGACGATATTTTCAGCATTTTCTTTGCTGGTAGCACCGTACTCAATTTCTTTTCCAGTGATTTCAGCCGCCGGTGTCATCTGTTCCAACCGGCCAAGATTACGGTTCAGCTGTTTTTCAAGGGTTTCCTCCCCCTCCTGCAGCTGGAACCGCATACTGCGTCCTTCCGCCGCGCTCTCTGTCTTGAGGGCAGCGGCATTTTCTTTTGCACTGCGCAGGTTGTCCATCGCTTTTTCAGCGTGGGCAAAGTATTCGTCCTGTAAAATTCTGCGCTCGTTCTCGGCCAGGCGCTGGGCCTTCAGGGCCGCCCGGTTGTCGGGGTCAAGGGTCAGCACTTCCTTTGCCCGGCTCACAATGCCGCCCAGCATCTCCTTCACCCGGTTCATCACGGTGCGGATGGTTCCGGCCCTGCCGCTGTTCTTCTCGGCCTGCCCGCGCTGGAACTCCACCCAGCGCTTGAAATCGGATTCATTGGAGAAGATGCCTCGCCAGGCATCGCCCACCAGCTCCTCGGCAGCTTCCTCATAGGTCAGGTTCTGCTGGGCATAGTCGGTCATCTTCTCCCGGATCATCTCGTCCACGGTCTCAAAGCCGCTGCTCCTGGCCAGATACAGCAGGGCATGGTCCTGCAAAGTCTTTGCTCCCTCGCTGTCCAGTGCGTTGTACCAGTGGTAGTCCTCGTGCAGCACCGTGCCGAACGTATCCTGTGCACTGTCCCCAAAGAAGATCCGGGCCGTCTCCGTGTCCACATAGGCCCGCACCCGGCTGTCTGCCTGTCCCGCACCGTTCTGCAGCACGTTTTTCAGAACCGCCGTGGTGCCGGTTGCTGCCGCGTTCAGCTCGATCACCTGGCTTCCAGCGTCGTTCGCATTGCGCAAGGTCCCCTTGTAAATGGTCTCACCCCTGCCCGTCAGGCTCTGTTCCGTCAGATTTCCGCCCAGCTGGCTCTTGGCCCACCGGGTCTCTGCCGCATCCCTGCCGTAGGTGTAGGCGATCTTCAGCGCGTTCCGGCCCTTGAGGTTGCCCAGCACATAGTTCACGTTGGCCGCCATGCCGCTGCCGGTGCCCGCCAGCTCCAGCGCCTGGTCAAAGGTCTTCACGTCCTCCATCTGGCCCAACCGGTACAGAGTGGATGCTGCCGCCGCATAGCGGTCACTGTCCACGCCTTCCGGCTGTTTCAGGCTGATCTCCTGCGCCGCCTTTTCGCCCACCTTCCAGCTCCGCAGCACCTGCTCCGTCCGGGCCTGCTTCTGGCCCTCCGTCTTCGGTGCTTCCATGCCGTAGGTCTCCCGCATCGGGCTGTTGCTGCTGTCCATCCCGTCAAGGGTGCTTTCTTCCACAGGGACCGACTGCATCACAGCCTGCCGGTCAGCTCCATTCTGCGCTGTCAGCTCAACGTTTCCCGTCCTGCCAATGGCCCCCATACTAGGGGGGCTGTCAGCGCCCACGCGCTGACTGAGGGGTTCCGGTTCCCGTGCCAGCTCCTCCCGGCGCTGGTGTTCCTTCAGCGCCTGCTCGTATTCGTCCTGAGCGGCATACCGCTCCACGTTGCCCCGCAGGCTGGAATCTCCCGCGTTCATCCTGGAAAGCCCTGTGCCCACAGCGCCGCCCAGTGCACCGGACGCGCCGCCGGTCAGCCCCGCTTCCAGCGCCTGAACCAGCGTGTCCGTGGTAAACATGGTCTGGGCAGCTTCGCTGTCTCCCAGGGCCGCATCAATGGCCTTGTCGGCGTAGGTCTCCACAAAGGCCTGCACGGCGTTGTCAATGCCGCCGGAAATGGCGTTGGCAACTGCCGGATGTGCCGCCGCAAAGGCCGAATCCCCAGCCAGCGCCCGGATCTTGTCTGCCACAGCTCCCGCCACGGAATTTCTGGCGTAGTCCGCGCCCATGGTTCTTGCCAGATCAGCCGCACCCACGCTGTTGATGGCCCATCCTGCGCCAAACTTGGCCACGCCGCCCACCAGCGCCTTGCCTGCGCTTTCGTCCTTGGCCGCGCTCTTGCCCATGGCATCCGCAGCGCCCTGGGCACTCAGCACCGGCAGCACCGCCGCCGGGTTGATGGCAGCCACGGCAAGGTTCTCTGCCGCGCTGGTCGCCACGCCCTGCACGGTCCGCTGCACATCGGTCAGGCCGCTCTGGGCCGCGCCCGTCAGCTGCTGGCCCCGGTTGTACAGCTGGTAGCCCACGCTCTTCTCCGTGTCGATGCCACCCTTTGCTTCCGTTCCGGCAATGCGGCTGCGCATGTCCTCGATCTCCTGCCGGGTAAATCCCTGCTGCAACAGGTCGCCGGTGCTGTACTTGGGCTGGTAGTCCATGTCAGTTTCCATCAGCTGGTCATACAGGTTCTTCTCGCGGGGGTTCCGGGCAAGCTCTGCTTCCAGTGCTTTCCGGTTCTCGCTGCTCTGCCGGATGTTCTTTCCGGCCTGCACCAGGTACTCCGCACCCATCAGCGGGGCAGCGGCCACGGTGTCCGCAACGCCGCCCACGGTGTTTGCCGTCCGCCGGGCCAGCTGCTTCCACTCCGGGATTTCTTCCATGGTGTCCAGATACTCCCTGGCCTGCCGGATCTCCGTGTCCGTGTACCCCAGCTTTTTCAGGTCCGCCGTGCTGTAGGTGTTGCCCACCTTCCCCTTGATTCCCGTGGTGCGGAAGGGGTCGATGCTACCATCCCCGGCGCTGGCCCCGTTTCTGCTGGTGCCGGTCTCGGCATAGCTGGTATAATTGCTCTTCTTTTCCAGCAGCTTGTTCACAAGCTCCTGATTCCGAGGCTGGTCAAACCACTGGTTGGCCTGGTCAAAGGCATCCGGCTGGCTGTACTCCGCATAGCTGTTCTTCAGCTTCTGGGCCTGCTGTCCGTACCACGTTCCCTTCCCCGCCGGGCTCACTGTCACCTTCTGCCGGTTCAGCTCGTCGCTCCGGTTGTCCATGGCATCCGCAAAGCCCAGGTTGTTCCTTGTCCGGTAATCCTCCAGCGCCGTGGAGTACAGGTCGGTGCCCGTCTGCTGTTTCTGGGTTTGCAGTGCCGCACGTTTTTCGGCCATTTTTTCCGCCGTCCATGGATTGCTATTGTCCGACACAGAGTTTCCCGTACTGCCAAGGGCTAACGGGTTGCGGCTGTCAGCGCTCTTGCGCTGACTGAGGGGTTCTGCCCCACCAGCAGCGGCATTGGTTTTTTTCTGAAGTTTGGCCCGCTTTTGGGCCATCTGTTCTGCTGTCCATGCCATTTTTGTTCTCCTTACCATCCCATCGCATTCCAGACCTTGGCCGCCACGTCATCATTTATGCCCATGTTGACCAGCCTGGCATAGATCGTATCCGAATCCACCCCTTCTGCACTCCACCCCTTTGCATAGCTCAGGGCATTGCTGTACGGCATTCCGGTACTCTTACCCGTGCTCCCTCCCGTGGTTCCCCCGGGCAGGGCCCACTTGTTCGGATTCGCCAGCGGGGCGATCAGCCCGCTGCCAGTTCCGGTCGCTGCTGTTGTGCCCGTGTCACCGTCCGGCAGCATTCCGGCGCTGGCCAGAATGTTCGCATAGACGCTCTTGGTCGGGTCATCATCCTTCAGGCTCTGATACTTACCCAGCGCCGTCAGCAGTTGGCTGTTTGTCCACCCGCTTCCGCTCTTGCTGGAGCCGCCGGAACTTCTCGAACTTCTGCTGCTCTTCGTAGCTGCCGCCTTTGCCAGCTGGGTCGCCAGCTGACGTTTTGCAATGGTGCCGTAAGAACCGGCTGCATTGCTGTCCAGCCCGTACATCTTCAGCAGGTTGGCCGCCGCCTCGCTGTTGCCGTTTGCCACAAGGGAAGCCGCCGTGGTCAGCACGCTTGCCTGATCGTCCCGGGTCACCGGTGCGCCGGTGTAGTTGGCAAAAGCGTTTGCGTTCAGGCCGTACCGGTTCAGCACGTCGCTGGCCGCATCCCCAGCGCCCTGGGTGTACAGGTTGAACGCCTGCTGGTAGGCGTTCAGGGCATCGCTCTGGTCGGTGCGGTTCTTGTTGTACTCCCACTGTTCCCGGGCAAAGTCATTTTCCCACTGCT